CTTTCAAGAAAATTTAGTAGTTTTTGAGCTACTTATTTAAGAGCTAAAAAATTAACGCTTAAATAAGTAGCCGAAATAAATTCGGCTAAATTTAAAACAAACCAGGCTCAAGCTCAATATTAAGCTTATAGCCACGAGCCTTTAAAAGTTTGATAGCATCTCTTATAGATAAATCTATATCAGACACGTTATCATAGTGAGTGTCATAATTGCCAGTGCCGTTATCAAGGAGATAAAAACGCTCCTTAAACTCCTTAAAGTCGGTATAGCACTTTTCTAAAATCTCGACCATTTCGTCAGTATTGTAAGGATTTTTCATATCAAGCCACCTAAGACAAAAAGTTATCGTAAGGAGTAATCACGGTAACAAAACCGCTTTTAGGCAGCGTACCTGAAAAAGATACAGTTTCACCATGATCAAACTTATTCTTGATAAATTCAGAAACCTTAAGGGCTACCAAATCATCAGGGCAAGCAATTTTAAAAGTCATATCTTGATTAACCACGCTCTTATCTTTTAAATTTTCAAAAGAATTAGAGCACTTTACAAGTACGGCAGGATCGGATAAGCTATTAGAAACTACAACTACAACCTCGCCACGATAAAGATCAAATTTAAGAGAAAAGCTCAT